TAAGTACCTGTTTGCCATTGTGCTTTTTGATACGGATAGATGGTCGCACAGCTGTTGCCGGGAGCTAAAATTGTAAGCCTTAATCAGCCTGTTTATTGCGTCACGGCCTCCGCTGTCGTTGCCAACCTTTATTGATCTCATAAGCAAAACCCTTGACGTATATAAAATGCGATCTTAATATTCATTCAAGGTTTGAAAAACAAACCCCAACCATATAAAACGAGATAAAACGAAACCAAACTAAGAGATACTGCACCATGAGCACTGAAATTTCAATTCGTGTACCAAAAGTGATAGCCACTCCTGCTGAGTTCGCAGAGTGGGAGGGATACTCCCGTGGTTCGGTTTATCAGATGATTCATAACGGTAAACTGGCTAACTACATTGAAAAGAAAGAAAAAAATAAAGGTCGTGTTTTCATCCTTTACCTCAAATATAAGAAGGAACAGGCCCGCAAGAACATGGAGCAGTCAGCCTTCAATTACAACGTTGTTGTCGGTTAGTAAGTTCAATTATGAGAACTTTTTAAGGAGTTCACATGTTTGATTATCGCGTTTCCAAACATCCACATTTTGACGAATCCTGCCGGGCTTTCGCGCTGCGTCACAATATGGCGAAGCTTGCAGAACGTGCGGGAATGAACGTCCAGACTCTGCGCAACAAGTTGAACCCGGACCAACCGCATCAGCTTACTGCGCCGGAAATCTGGTTGCTGACTGATATCACTGAGGATTCCACGCTGGTTGACGGTTTTCTGGCCCAGATTCACTGCCTGCCATGCGTACCGATGAACGAAGTGGCAAAAGAGAAGCTGCCGCATTACGTCATGAGCGCTACTGCAGAAATCGGACGAGTTGCTGCCGGTGCCGTATCGGGTGATGTGAAAACCACCGCAGGCCGCCGCGATGTTATCAGCAGCATTAACTCTGTTACTCGTCTGATGGCACTGGCTGCCGTTTCGATGCAGGCGCGTTTACAGGCTAACCCGGCGATGGCAAGCGCGGTGGATACCGTGACTGGCCTGGGTGCTTCGTTCGGTCTGATCTGAGGTGTCTATGCTGACTAAAGAACCATCTTTTGCATCACTTCTCGTTAAGCAAAGTCCTGCAATGCACTGCGGTCATGGCTGGATTATGGGAAAGGATGGCAAGCGCTGGCATCCATGCCGCTCTCAGGATGCGCTGCTGGCTGAACTGTCCACTACAAAGCAGGTGAAATCATGGCTATTGAAGACGCTGCGGCGACTGTTCCATTAAGTCATGGCGAGCGACTTGCAGGACTTAACCATATAAACAAACTAAGAGAAAAAGTATTCGGTCTGAATATAGAGCCAGAATTGGAGCGATTTTTAAAGGATATGCGAGATCCAAGAGATGTAAATAATAAACAGAATGTCAGGGTTTTGGCGGCAATGTTATTTGCAGCAAATATTCCTGCTAGGCGTCACAACATAACCGTCAGTGAAATGACGGAAGAGGAAAAGAATAATTTGAAAGAAATAATAAACGCCTTTCGTGCCGCTGTAGGTTTGTTTCCTAAATGGCCTGCAATTCCTAAAAAACCTGCCTAATGATCATCATGGTGGTCATTGTGAAGGTAATTAACAATAACTGAGGATATTAAAATGGCATTTTTTGGTTTCGGTAAAAAAGCACGTAAAGCAGTTCAGGAAGTAAAAAAATGGAAAACCGCGATGCAGTAGAAGCAACTGTATGGGGCGCATATTCTATTGCCTACTCTGATGGTACATGCGATGCAAAAGAAATTGCAGTACTGGAGAAAACAATCTCGGCATTACCTGCATTTGCACCGTTTTCTGGCGAGATTGCGCAGATGAGCAGCAATATTCGCGCGCGTTATGAGGCGTCACCGCGTTCTGCTAACGCTCAGGCATTGCGTGAACTGGCTGATGTGGCTGGTACACCTGATGCAGTTGATGTGCTTTGTCTTTGCCTGGACATTGCCGATCAGGATGGTATCGGTGAAGAAGAAGAAGCCACTTTGAAAAAGATTGCCCAAGCGTTGCAGTTGCCATTGGACCAGTACCTTTAATGGATAAATTACGCTGTTTAGCAATCTGCGTTCTGCTGTTCCTTGTAGTGGCAGTGGATTTTACCGGGCGCATTATGTCTATGCTGGCAGATGGTGTTTTGGTAGCAGGGATCATTGCAGTGGCGCTACCCATGTTTAAAAAGTCCTAACTCTATAGCCCGTGTAATGCGGGCTATATCTGAATAACCAAACAGAAATTAAAGGCGTAAACCCGCCGGGCTTCTTATTGCCCAAATTCAGGAGAAATAACAATGCGAAATATTGAAACCCGTATCACCAAAACAGGACCAGATGATGCTGGTCTTAACCAGATGCTGGCTGATGCACGTATGGAAGAACGCCGGGCACGTGCCGCAGCAATGGCAGCCCGTCTTGATAGCCTGGCTTGCCATATCACGTCACGTCAGCTTAACCACGTTGAAGCGGCGGAGCTGTTGCGTATTGCGGCTGAAAACATTCAGAACGAAGCACAGGAGATCCACTGATGGCTGATTCAATGGACCTTGTACAGCAACGCGTTGAAGAAGAGCGCCAGCGCCACATCCACACAGCCCGCAACAGAACGCCGGGCATTTCTCGTGTTCTCTGCATTGAGTGCGGTGCACCGATCCCGCCAGCACGCCGCCGCGCCATTCCGGGTGTGCAGTGCTGTGTCACTTGTCAGGAAATCGCAGAGCTGAAAGGCAAACACTATAACGGAGGTGCAGTATGACTATGCGCATCCATCAGATAAAAATTGCACCTAAGTATTTTAATGCCGTAGTCGCTGGCAGCAAAAAGGCAGAGCTTCGTAAAGATGATCGCGGCTACAAAGTTGGTGATGTCCTTTCTCTCTGCGAATGGAAGCACGGTTCATATACTGGTCGGGAATGGGCCGCTGTTATTACCCACACTTTGCCGATTAATGAAGTTGTGGCAGTGGAAGGGCAATGGGTAATTCTTTCTATTCGCTCATTAACGCCGCTTGAGGCTCTCTCCTATGTCATTTCAGGGGGAGCTATATGACCACTATCCTGAAATGGGCGGGAAATAAAACCGCTATCATGCCGGAATTGATTAAGCACCTTCCTGCTGGCTCGCGACTGGTTGAACCTTTCGCGGGTTCCTGTGCTGTGATGATGGCGACAGACTATCCTCATTATCTTGTCGCGGATATTAATCCAGACCTGATTAATCTTTATCAGGTGATTAAGAATGATGTTGAATACTTCATCAAAGAGGGCCGATACCTTTTTGAAGCCCGGAATGATTCAGAGGCATATTATAAGACGAGACAGGAGTTTAACTTGCGCCATGGTGGCGCAATTGAACGCGCATTGTATTTCTTATATTTAAATCGCTATGGTTATCGCGGACTGTGTCGCTATAACTTGAACAGTTATTTTAATGTTCCTTACGGTAATTATAAAAAACCGTACTTCCCTGAAAACGAAATACGTGCATTTGCAGAAAAAGCAAAACGCGCGACGTTTATCTGCGCCAGTTATGACGAAACGCTGGCACTGCTGCAGACGGGTGATGTGGTTTATTGTGATCCACCATATGACGGCACGTTTAACGGATATCACACCGCTGGTTTTACAGAGGATGATCAGTACCATCTGGCGTCTATTCTTGAACGCCGGTCATCAGAAGGCCATACGGTTATCGTGTCCAACAGCGATACGTCTCTGATCCGTTCGCTTTATCGTGATTTTACCCGCCATCGTATAACCGCTAAGCGCAGCATGGGCGTATCAGCCGGTGATGGTAAAACTGCAGTAGAAATTATCGCCACAAAATCAGCATGTTGGTTTGGTGTTGATTTGGCCTCTGGTCCTGATGTCTCGGTGGAAACTGAGGTGCGGGCGTGGCAGTGAGTAAATTCACATTACATCATGCACAAACCACCGGCGGCTCGAATGAGGCCGCCGTGGCCTTTCCATGGAATACCCCAAAAAAGGCGGTTAACCCGTATCTGGAACCGGCGGAAGTAGCGCCGGAGTCTGCGCTTTCAAACCTCATCACTCTGTACGCTGCGGATAACGAACAGGAGCATCTGCGCCGTGAGGCGCTGAGCGATGAGGTCTGGGAACGCTATTTCTTCAATGAATCCCGTGATCCTGTCCAGCGCGAAATGGTGCAGGACCGGCTGATTAGTCGTGCCAAAATGGCGCGCGAGCAGCAGCGTTTTAATCCTGATCTGGTTATTCTGGCTGACGTTAACGCCATGCCACCACACATCAGCAAGCCTTTGCTGGAACGGATTAAATATTTCCATAGCCTGGGCAGAGAAAAGGCTTATTCCCGCTACCTGCGTGAAACCATCAGGCCCTGTCTTGAGCGGCTGGAGCGCGTGCGTGACAGCCAGGCGTCTGCATCTTTCCGGTTCATGGCAAGCCATGATGGGCTGGAGGGACTGCTGGTACTGCCTGAAATGAATCAGGATCAGGTTAAGCGCCTTTCCACACTGGTTGCGGCACATATGAGCATGTGTCTTGATGCGGCCTGCGGTGATTTGTTTGTCTGTGACGATGTTAAACCAGAAGAAATCCGCCAGGCATGGGAAAGGGTTGCCTCAGAAGCCATGCGCCTTGAGGTCATCCCGCCTGCCTTTGAGCAGTTGCGCCGCAAAAAGCGCCGCCGCAAGCCGGTGCCTTATGAACTGATCCCACCGTCGCTGGCGCGTATGCTGTGCGCGGACTGGTGGTATCGCAAACTTTGGCAGATGCGCTGTGAGTGGCGGGAGGAACAGCTGCGAGCCGTCTGCCTGGTTAACAAAAAAGCGTCCCCGTATGTCAGCTATGAAGCCGTGATCCACAAACGCGAGCAGCGCCGCAAATCGCTGGAGTTCTTCCGTTCGCATGAGCTGGTCAACGAAGACGGCGACACGCTGGACATGGAAGATGTGGTGAATGCCAGCAACAGCAACCCGGCACACCGCCGTAATGAAATGATGGCCTGTGTTAAGGGACTGGAGCTGATAGCGGAAATGCGCGGAGACTGCGCTGTGTTTTATACCATCACCTGCCCGTCACGCTTCCACGCAACCCTCAACAACGGCAGACCTAATCCGAAGTGGACCAGTGCCACTGTCCGGCAGAGCAGTGACTATCTGGTTGATACGTTCGCTGCTTTCCGCAAGGCAATGCACAAGGCCGGGCTGCGCTGGTATGGCGTCCGCGTTGCAGAGCCGCACCATGACGGCACCGTGCACTGGCATCTTCTGTGCTTTATGCGCAAAAAAGATCGCCGTTCCATCACCGCGCTGCTGCGTAAGTTTGCCATCCGTGAAGACCGCGAGGAGCTGGGCACCAATACCGGTCCGCGCTTCAAGTCCGAGCTAATCAACCCGCGCAAGGGCACGCCGACAAGCTACATCGCCAAATACATCAGTAAGAACATCGACGGACGCGGGCTGGCTAA